CGATTGACACTGACTCGGTGTATGTAAACTTCGGTCCACTCGTTGAGAAGATGGGACTGACGGACACCGACAAGACGGTACAGGTGCTGTCACAGATTGGCGAAGATAAGTTTGAACCTTTGTTCGATAAATCATACGCTGACCTTGCCAACTACATGAACGCATACGCCAACAAGATGGTGATGGGTCGTGAGGCAATCGCCGATGCTGGTATCTGGACTGCCAAGAAGCGATACATCCTCAACGTGCACAACAACGAGGGTGTTCAGTATGCCAAACCTAAGTTGAAGATCATGGGTATCGAGGCAGTCAAGTCGTCTACTCCTGCCTCTTGTCGTGATGCACTGAAGGGTCTGTTCAAGGTGATGATCACTGGCACTGAGAAGCAGACTCAGGATGCCATCCAGTTGTTCAAGACTCACTTCAAGAGTCTCGCGCCACATGAGGTAGCATTCCCTCGCGGTGTATCAGACATAGGAAAATGGCGCGACCGTAATACGGTGTACAAAAAGGGTTGCCCAATACACGTGCGTGGTTCTCTATTATACAACAAATTACTACTTGACAATGGATTAGAAAAAAGGTATAATACTATCAAAGATGGTGAGAAGATTAAATTCCTCTATCTTGACAAGAAGAACCCTATGAAGGAAAATGTGATAGCATTCTATGATTTCCTTCCGAAAGAGTTTGGATTGCACAAATATATTGATTATGATACACAATTTGAGAAGGCATTTCTCGCCGTTGTTCGCCCAGTCCTGGAGGCGATCGGTTGGACAGAGGAGGAAGTCATCTCGCTTGAGGACTTTTTTGGGTAATGTATTCCCTGACAATTTTTCGTAATGCGTTCGACAATAAAACGCACAGAAAGATGGACTTTCCCGATTGGGAAGGTCTTGTCTCATTGCTAGAAAAATTGAGTAAAGTTTCCCTATCAGGAAAGAAAGACGCGCAACTGATCAGTCCAGCAGTCTACAAAGAAGGAACTACACGTGCTAATAAAAATGTTGAATGCTGGGCAAATTGGGCATGCGTCGATGTTGACGATTATGAGGGGGACATAAAAGATGTACTTGATCGTTTTGCAAATAATAACATTGTGGTTTACTCTACTGCTTCATCTACACCTGAGAAAATTAAATTCAGAATTGTCTTTGATCTCGATAGAGCAGTTGGAAAAGAAGAAATCAAAAAATTCTGGTTTGCTCTTAATAAATCCATTGGCGATCTTGGAGACGCACAGACAAAAGACAGTTCGCGAATGTATTACATCCCAGCGGATTACGTTGATGCTTTTAATTTTTTCTATACTAGGACTGGCGAACCAATTTCTGTTGACAGTTTGATGCGCGAGCACCCATATCAGGAAAAGACTGGTAACAGCTTCCTTGATAATTTGAGTGAAGAGATGCGAGAGTCCGTTTTAGAATATCGTAAAAATTCTCTTGACAATACAAACGTAACTTGGTCTGGTTATCGCGATTGCCCTTTCTTCCCGAACAAAATGGCAGACGATTACAAATCAGTTTCAGAGACTGGTTGGTACCATCAAATGTATAGGATTATGGTAGCGACTGCTTGTAATGCTGTGAAGGCAAAGTATCCAATAACAGCAGATCAAATTACCAATCTTTGTAAAGAACTTGACAGAGAGACAGGTAACTGGTACGAAAACCGTCCACTACATAAAGAGGCGAATGGTGCTCTGCAATGGGCATATGCTAATAGTTTTATTGAGGAAATATAATGCCGCTTAAATACAAATGGTCCGATACTGATTGGGTGAAGAGAAGAAGTCCTGATGCGATGCTACCAAAAAATCAACCAAACGAAGAACCATATAATTTTTATAATACATATCCTGACGTCCGTGCTGCTCTTATGGCGATATCTGTTCATGGCGAAGATTTAATTGGTGCCGAACTCGGTCTTTATCAGGCAGAGAGTTTTTGTACTATTCTTCAGGTATGTAAAAATGTCAAGAAATTGGTTGGCGTAGATATCTGGGAACCCTATCAAGATTGTCTAGGTGGTAATGATAAGTTCAAGAGAGATTTGAAACAAATAGAATTTATCTACAACACAGCAATAAATTATATCAATTATTGTGGCGAGTCTCATCGCGCAGAAGTCTTACAAATGGACACTGTAGAAGCAGCGAGTGAGTATGAAGACGAATACTTTGACTTTGTTTTCTTTGATGCTCATTTGACAGAAGAGCAACTCTTTTTTGAATTATCTGCTTGGTATCCTAAAATAAAAACTGGAGGATTAGTCATCGGTCATGATTGGCATATGCCCGAAACTAGTAGTGCTGTGTTTAAATTTAGGGATAAGAATAATATAACCAATCGCCTCTCTAGTTACGATTGCACTTTCATCTGGAAAAAATAATACTTGACATTTCAATCTATTTCATATAAAATTAGTATTCTTATTATGGAGAAACACTATGTCTGACGAAAATATCCCTCAAAACGATTACCCTACAGATTTTTTCCCGTCTGACCCTGAATACGGCAAAGGAGATAAACCCCTTGTTGGAGTTGTTGGTCATGGGTTTGTCGGTAAAGCAGTTGAACGTTCATTCTTACCAGAAGTTGAGAGGTTCTTGGTTGACCCCAACTATGGAACTGATATTGATCAATTGATTGAACAAGAACCAGCAATAACCTTTGTCTGTACCCCGACTCCTGTCGGTGGGGGTGGGCGTATCGATGCTGCTGTAACCGTTGATGCTATTCTCAAACTGATCCGCCGAAGCAAATCAGCAGTTGTTTTGAAGTCTACTGTCACGCCAGATGTTATTGATAAAATCTGTAGAGCGATTGCACCTGAACGAGCAGAGTGTCGTTTCGTCTATGCCCCTGAATTTCTTACTGAACGCAATGCAGATGAAGAATATTCTAACCCCAAATATATGGTTCTTGGTGGTGTTCCATCCTCTTGTAACCAGTTGCTTGAGTTCTTCCACTTCAACACTTTCATGCGCCTCCCAAAGAACACTGAAGACGATGGCGGTATTCACATCGTTACTCCTTCTGAGGCATCTTTTGTAAAATATGCTATCAATTGTTTCTTAGCGATGAAGGTGACTTTCTTTAATAATCTTTATGATGCATGTAAAGATGAATTGTATAGCACAAATCCTACTGTTGTCGCTAGAACCGTATCAGCAGAACCAAGGATAGGTGCGAGTCATTGGAGAGTCCCTGGTCCTGATGGCAAGAGAGGTTTTGGTGGTGCTTGTTTCCCCAAAGATATGGCAGCATTCAATGCGTATAGCGATAAGATGAAGATCATTGATGCAGTTCTTGAGATCAATAATGCTTATCGTAAAGAGTATGATTTGGATTCCCGTGAAGTAGAACAAAAGATTACTTTTGGCAAAAGGGATATCGAAGAAATTGAAGATAAAGAGGAGGATGCAGCATGAGCATCATGGACAAATTAAAGAAGAACAGCAAGATCAAGGCAGCATCAGAGCTGTCTTCATCTAAGTTCTTCGTCGACCAGAAACTAGTTGACACTGGTGTACCAATGGTCAACGTTGCTCTATCTGGAGATGTTGATGGTGGTCTTGCCTCTGGCCTGACTGTCCTTGCTGGTCCTTCGAAGCACTTCAAGACTTCGTTCGCTTTGCTTATGGCAGCAGCATATCAACGTGCTCATCCTGAAGCAGTCGTATTGTTCTATGACTCTGAGTTTGGTTCGCCTCAATCATACTTTGAGACTTTTGGTATTGATACTGAGCGAGTGCTTCATGCTCCTATCACGAACGTCGAGGAGTTGAAGTTTGATCTGATCTCTCAACTCGAGGAATTGGATGCCAAGGACGAAGTTATTATTGTGATTGATTCTATCGGTAATCTTGCTTCAAAGAAAGAACTTGAAGATGCTTTGAACGAAAAGGCAGTCGCTGATATGTCTCGTGCGAAAGCATTGAAAGGTTTGTTCCGTATGGCAACTCCTTATCTGCGTATGAAGAATATCCCTATGCTCGCCGTCAATCACACTTACAAAGAGATTGGCATGTTCCCGAAAGACATCGTCTCAGGCGGTACTGGTATCATGTACTCTGCTGATAATGTCTGGATTCTTGGTCGGCGTCAGAATAAAACTGGCACTGAAGTCACTGGATACGATTTTATTATCAACGTTGAGAAATCTCGATATGTACGTGAAAAGTCTAAAGTCCCTGTCTCGGTTTCTTGGGACGGTGGTGTTGAGCAGTACTCTGGTTTGCTCGATGTCGCACTTGCTGGTGGATATGTCGTCAAACCTTCCAACGGTTGGTATGCCACGGTCAACAAAGATACGGGTGAAATGACCACAAAGGTCCGAGAGAAAGATACTCGCAGTGCTGAGTTCTGGAACCCTATCTTTGAGAATACCGACTTCAAAGATTTCGTCCGTAAATCATTTCAAATCGGTGGCGAAATCTCTGAACTAGAGATGGAACTTGAAGAAGCATGAAAGATAGCGATGTAGGACTAGATCTTGGTGATATTCATCTTCATGAAGAAGATGTAATTGTCCACGATGTCACCGAAATGGATGACTTCATTATCACTGAAGATCCACTAGATCCTGATAACGAAGAAGCATGGGCAGTAGTCATAACAAAGGGTGAGTATAAAGATTGGGTTGTACGATTCCCCAAAATTGAACTCGCTGAGAATTCCGAACTTGAATTCACTTATGAGGTTGTGTTCATCCCAGATTCTTTTGATGGAAAAGATCTGGTTGATGTAGAACTAGCGAATTATTTCTCTTCAATACTGGTAGAGGTCATTGAGACTATACATGGTACTGAAGGGCAAATCTATCTTGATAAAAAAACAGGAGAACAAATTGTCGTCTGATATGCCTACCATGATTCTGCGCCATTTCTTCACTGATGAAGGATATATGCGCAAGGTTGTCCCCTTCATGGAACCAGCATATTTTGAAGGTGTGCATCAGCATTTGTTCAAAGAGTTTGCCAAATACGTCTCCCAATATAATTCTATTCCCAGTCTAGAGTCTTTCCGTATCTCGCTACAGGAGAGTGATACGAACATTCCTGAGCAGATATTCAGTCATGCCATGGATATTCTTCCTGACCTCTTCGCGAAGGATAACACGACTGACTCTGACTGGTTAGTAAAGAACACTGAGAAGTGGTGCCAAGACCGTGCGTTGTTTAATGCAGTCATGGAGTCTATTTCCATTATTGATGGAAAGCACCAGTCGCTCACTAAGAATGCGCTCCCCGACATTTTGTCGAAAGCATTATCCGTGACATTTGATACTAACATTGGTCATGATTATCTTGAAAACGCTGAAAGTCGTTATGAGTTCTATCACACTGTCGAGGAGCGCATCCCGTTTGACCTCGATTACCTCAATAAGATTACGAAGGGAGGACTCCCAAATAAGTCTTTGAATATTATCCTTGCGGGTACTGGCGTGGGTAAGTCTCTCTTCATGTGCCACTGTGCCTCTGCCGCCCTCGCTCAAGGAAAAAACGTCCTGTATATCACGATGGAAATGGCAGAGGAGCGAATTGCTGAGCGAATCGATGCTAATTTGCTGGATACCGCACTAGATCAGATAACGACTTTCTCGAAGGAGATGTTCGTTAAAAAGGTGCATCGTATCGCAGAGAAGACGCATGGTAAACTCATCATAAAGGAGTACCCTACGTCACAGGCACACGCAGGTCACTTTCGTGCGTTACTGAACGAGTTGAAACTTAAGAAGAAGTTCGTCCCTGATATCGTGTTCATTGACTACCTCAACATCTGTACGAGTTCTCGTGTAAAGACAGTAGGTGGTAGTGTGAATTCGTATACTTTCGTAAAGGCAATTGCCGAAGAACTTCGTGGATTAGCAGTAGAGTTCAACCTGCCTATCGTATCAGCAACTCAGACGACTCGAGCAGGGTATGGTTCGTCTGATCCTGGACTAGAGGATACCAGTGAGTCGTTCGGATTGCCAGCGACTGCTGATCTCATGCTTGCGCTGGTAAGCAACGAGGAGTTACAGACATTAAATCAGATCATGGTGAAACAACTCAAGAATCGATATAACGATCCGAACATGCATAAGCGATTTGTGATTGGCGTGGATAGATCTAAGATGAAGTTGTATGACGTAGAAGATGCAGAGAAAGATTTAATGAACGATACTGCGGTAGAGGAAGATAAACCTGTGTTTGACTCTACGACTGCAGGAAAGAAGATATCTATCGAGGGATTTAAATTGTAATGTTTTCGCGATATTTAATTTTTGTAAATGGTGAGACAACGAATCTAATCATTACTGCGCTGACCGAGTACAGTGCGCGAGAGAAGTATTTTAATGATTATGGTTCGGCGAGTCGCTATACTGGAATTGGTTTTGATAGTATAGAAGCGAGAAAGATCTAAGGATGAAGATTAAGATCGAGATCGAGGCGAATCCTGATGAAGTACAGGATCTCTTTATTCCCAGTAATAAACAGAAAGAGTTTGCGGAAACACTCTATAAAGCATACATTGATGCCATGAGCAAGACGGTGTCTGGTGCGGTGAGCAAAGTATTCAAGAGGAGAGACAAATAATGGAAGGTGGCGGACTCACACTAATTGGTATGGCAATCTTTGCACCGATCGCGATGGTATGGACTATTGTTGCCATATCAGGATGGTTAATGCCCATACAGAAAAGCAAGCAGATGGATCTATTCGATGAGTAATTGGACACCCTGTGGATGCACACACAAACAACGTGCAAGTGGCAATGGTTGCCTACAATGCAATCCAGAATTTGCTTATGATCTCGCCAAGAGACTTGACTCGCTCTCAGCATTCCTACATAACTGTGCGAAAGAAGCACGCAAGGGTTACTACACCAACAACGAGCCAGGTGAAGAGCATCTAGATGAGCAGTGGATCGCAGGATACTGTAATGCCATTAATGATATTCTCTGGCACATAGGAGAGGAAGATTGTGATTGAACTTCTAGGAATCGGAGCAATTATGATGTCTCCGATGATATTCGGTGCCGTCTGTTTTTATTATTCAATCAAGTGCACGGAGAGTGGAGTATGAGTTCAATTTTTGATCTGGAGCAACAACTGCTACAGTTTGCTAATGTCACTGATGATATTGAAATGGTGACAAAACACTTCGTGGATGACCCTGAATGGGAAGGCATGGACCCCAAACTCTGTGATGCATTAATGAACAAGTATTTCGCAATCAAAGAATTGTATGAAATCAAGTTTCGAAACATGTGGGAAACTTTTGAAATCGTATGTAGGGAATATCATGACAAGTGAAGAAAAGTATACGTGGCATCGTCCACACAAGACCGAAGAGTGGTATGAGAATCAAATCTGTGAACAAGTGTGGGAACAGATCACTGAACACTTTGGTGTTGTCGAGATCACTGAAATTACACCCGAACAGATCAAAGAAGTTGAAGAGTGGCGTGAGGAGAATCTGAGCGAGTACAGTGTGCTACAGGTAGGATTCTCAAACTTCATTCAGCAGTGGGAATCTGAGCAGTGGGAACGAGATACCTCTCTGGACGATATCGGATGAGTTTCCGTAAACTGCAAGAAAGACTCCACGAAGAGGGATGGTACGTGGGTTGGAAACTGCCCTGCTGTCAAACTTGTGCTTGGTTGGAAGTAGAACATGATGACCTAACCAAAGTTCTGTTTAATCACGAACAAGATTGTGAAATAGAACCAGAACCACCAGAGTTTGAAACCGAAGAGGAAGAGTACGAATGGTGGGAAAACGTGGAGTGGGAACACAATACGCCAGAGCAACAAGGATATAGTTTGTTCTGTTTCGATGGGAGTAAAAAGGGTGTAAAGAACCTCAAAGAAATACTGCCCATCATTGAGGAGTGTGGTTGCGATTGGTCATGGGACAAAACAGGCAAGTCAAGAATAGAGATCAGTTGGGAGAAATAGTGAAATATATTGTATTAGTGTTACTCATTGGGGGGTGCAGTAATACAATAGAACAAAAACCTTGTATAGAATATGGATACAGACACGTAGAAGTGCGAGAAATTGAGCGCACTGGTGGACGAGGTTCTGGAATGCTTGTAGAGATAGAAACTATAAAGCATGAACTACATCAGGTTTGTTTGAGGACAGAAGGTTGATTAATAGCAAAGTAGTTAAGCACAAAGTGCACAGAGTCATACTACACGTTGAGAAAGCACTCCTTCTCTTTATCGTAGCAGGAACGGTGTGGGCATCTGGGTTTGATATTGTTGCCATGTTCAGTACGCAAGGTCGTATGGAACTCGCCGATCTCTTTCTCCTATTCATCTATGCAGAAATACTCGGTATGGTCGGAGCATTCTATAAAGACCATCGTATACCAGTGACTTTGCCTATCATCATTGCGATCACTGCATTGACTCGTATGCTGGTACTGACGACTAAAGAAGGTGCAGCAATAAACATTGTCTACGAAAGTTCGGGCATTCTTATTCTAGCAATTGCTGCCTTTATATTGACTCAAAAAGAGAGGGTCAGTCTAGAAAAACTAAGATTGAGAGAGAAAGAATAGTTGTCTTCATAACTAAATAGATACACAACAACAGGGGACACTATCATGCCAGCAACATTTTGGGGTGTTTGGTATACCAATGATGACGGAGAGGAAATATTGGTTTCTCTTCATACGATGAAACAGTATGCCGACAGCGAGAAAAATTCTCTTCAAGAATCTAATCTTAACATCACATATTTTGTGAGAAGCGCAGAGGTCGCTCCACATAAAGCAAAATTAGAGGGCATCCAATGAAGAAGATTTGGGATATTAAATTCAAGTCTATGAAATCAGGGAAGATGCACGAACGAAGAGGAGAACTCAAGGGGGAATATAACAACCCAGGATCTGATAGATGGGTTCTCTTATTGGAAGACGGTTCTCTTGAAGACATTTACAAGGCAACCGTCAAAGAAATGAAAGTAGTTGAAGAAGAGGTATAATTTAATATGATTGATGCTATGTTACCAGACGTCACTTTTTACATGCGTGAGCGTGATGAGTCAATTGGCGGAGAGAATCCATACAAGTGGGTTTACAAGACAACCAAAGATTTGTTCGCTGACAAGTGCGTCTTGATTATCGGACTTCCAGGTGCCTTCACCCCCACCTGTTCGAACAGTCAACTCCCAGGGTTTGATGCTATGGCAGAGCAGTTTACTGAGAAGGGCATTCAAGAAATTTGGTGCACTTCAGTCAATGATGCGTTTGTGATGCATCAGTGGAGTCAACATCAAGGTACAGAGAACGTCAAGATGCTCCCTGACGGTAACGCAGACTTTGCTCGTGGATTAGGTATGCTCGTAGAGAAACAGAACCTTGGATTCGGTCCTCGTTCTTGGCGGTATGTACTAGTCGCCGACAATATGAAAATCGTTGACTGGTTTGAAGAAGATCATTTAATGGACAATTGTCCATACGACCCATATGAAGTTACTACACCAGAAAACGTGTTTAGTAACCTTTAATGGACCCTTACATGCATACTCTTATCGCTGTATTCCTTCTCTGGATATCCTACTTTATTGGTAGAATTCTAGGTAGAGTAAAAGGTATTATGGACGGGAGAGCAGAGGGTGCTGAGAACCTGATCGATATACTAGATCAAGAGGGAACGTACAAAAGAGAAAACCTCTATCGTGCTGTGGAACGATGGACAATCAAAAAACTTGAGGAGTAGTTATAATGGCAAGCAATAACGTTGATATTTTCACCGCATATGTCGGTGAAATCGTAACCATGGTCTCACACATGGGAGAAGTTGTAGGAAGGATCAAGAGCAACAGTGGTACTTTTATCACCGTCGAGAAACCTCGACTATTTGTTTCTGCTGGTGATCAATCTGGATTTCTTCCAGGTGTATCTGCCACTGGTAAGCAAAACCCAGAGGAAGTGAGGTTTCATAAAATTGGAATCATTACGATTGTAGAAACAGAGCAGTCAATTATTGATGCTTGGATTCAACAGACCACCGGAATCGTAACTCCATGAGTGGACAGTGGGCAGGCGGAAAGGGCAGTGCTCGCCGACCTGAAGATTACGCAAAAATAAGTGCCAACTGGGACCGTATCTTTGAGAGGGATAACCCTCTTGAGGTAGGTTTTTGGGAACACGATTGTGTCGTTAAAGGTGAACTTTTTACAGCATTAGGCGAAGAATGCAGTTGGTGCGGTAAAAAGGAAACAGACGCATGACAGACGATATTTTCGATTTCGGGTTTACCGCTGTAGACCAAGAAGAACTCGATATCTTTCAAGAGAAGCAGGCAGAGATACAAACTGTATCTCAAACTGCTACACAATACGAGGCGAGGTTGGATAAATTGTATAATGCAATTCAACCACTCCTAAATAATCTAAAGAAGAATCCTGAAAAGGATTTTATTCTATGGCCAGATCGTTTGAGTAAGATTGAGGCATTTGAAACGATTCTGAATAACATTTATGAGGGTAACTGACCTCTGAATTGATTGGGCAAAACTTAGTTTATGTTTCCGCTATGCTGTATAAAAGGAAATATACATGGAAAGGGTTTTGCTCTGGGCATTTATGGTGCTCATGGCACTACACGCAGGATTATTATTAACTGCTTGTAGTACCGATAATCAATCCGTAGAAGATATTCTGTATGCTCCTGCTTCGACAGGACAAACGACAATATCATATTCAACGACCCCTTGTTCACAGGGGTCTTCTGCTTCCAATCGATTCAACTCGCTACTCGGTGCGGTACAAACGCAGAGAGGGAAGGAACCACCACCTGAAGTTGAACCGTGCGAACCAGAACCAGAGGTAACTGTACCAGAGTCTTGTCCTGCCTATCCATCTTCAACGAATCATCCTTGGTATGATTATCTAAATTGCGATGGGCAACTACAGCGAACCGAGACTGATTTCATGTTCAGTCCTGACCGTGAAGACATAGACATCGTAAAAATATTAGTGGTGGTTGATTCTAGATTACCAACGGAAGGTTTGTCCATTGAGGAGTTTGTACAGAATGAGTTTGATTTTGCCAACCAAGTTTTACAAAAGTCCCGAGTTTACTTGCGTCTACGAATAGCAGACATTCGCGTACTGGACGTAGATCAAGATAGAAATCTGACATACAACATAAGATATTTTGGTCAAGACTCAAGAGAGTTTTCAAACGTGACTCAGTGGCAGGTAGAATCTGATGCTGACTTGGCATATCTGTTTTTGAATCCAAGGATTAATCCTACTGCCTGTGGTGCTGCGTATCTCGATGCGACTGGTGGATTTAAGAACTCTCGGGGTGCTATCCAGTGTTATCAAAACAGCACGTATTCAAACGACCAGTTACGATATTACAATCGTGCCAATGAAACGTTTGTGCATGAGGTCGGACATAATCTAGGACTGGACCATGACTGGGCGAATGCAGGTAAGTTTGGGAATATCTTTGAATACAGTTATGGATATGTGATCCCTGGAACAATAGAGAATTATCCAGACGGCACAAGATTCAATGGTTGGGGCACGATCATGAGTTATGCGGATGAACCAACAGGCAAGTTTAGTGACCCAAACAGATGGTTTCAACTGCCCGATGGTACAAGTAAAAAGACAGGCACTGGTGGTGGTTGTTTCTGTGTGGACCCAATAGAACAACAACCACCACCCACCAATGCTGTTGAGCATCTAAATAGGGTTCGATATGTTATGAGTCAACTGGCAGAGAACAGAGCGCAACCAGCATTCTTTGATCCGGATCGCGAAGAGGAACCTGCTCTCTGTATATTCTAGTTGTATAAATAAAAGTGAGTTCGCGGGATGGCAGTCCCCAACTCTCTAGACACAATAACAAGAGAGAAATTTATGTCCAGCACAAACTACTTATATTGGATACACTATCCATCTCATACCGACCCTCGTTCTGAGGGATATATCGGAATCACCAAAGACCCCTACCATCGAGAATGGCGTCACCGCAACAACGCGGGGAACCCCATCGCATACAACGCAATGAGGAAGGGAGCAGTATTCTCCGTCCTCGAGCAGTATAACACACGAGAAGAAGCGATCTCTCGAGAGATAGAGTTACGTCCCTCCGAGAACATTGGGTGGAACATACGCGAAGGAGGAGGCGACCCACCACCTATGACCAAAGAACTTGGTGCTTGCCCAGAGTTTCGCAAGGCAGTGTCAGAAGGTAGAAAGAAAGAATGGACAAAACGAAAAGCAGAAGGTTTTGCACACAAAAAGATAACTTGCAAACACTGCGATAAGGATATCGGTTCCACTATGCATGCAAAGCACGAAAGAACTTGTCTTTTCAATCCAGATGTGTATAATAGATTACCTGAGTGCGAAAATCGAGATTGTTCCAACAAAGTAACCAAGAGACCAGACAGGACTCGTTTTTGTTCCCATGAATGCGCGAGAAAGACAAGATATGAAAAGCGAATTACCTAAAACATGTAAATCCCCACTTCGTTGGGTCGGCGGTAAGTCGCGCGCAACCAAAACACTCTTTCAGTTCTTTCCTAGAGAGATACATGAATACCGCGAACCATTCCTGGGTGGCGGGAGCATGGCAATCGAGTTTACTCGGCGATATCCGGATATCCCTGTGATCGTCTCTGACTTTGATCCACTGGTTTATAACTTCTGGAAAGTGTTGCGGGATGAGGGAGCGGTATTGCTAGACAGATTACTCTTTGCCAAACTCAATGCGAAGGACGTTGATGGGCATAGAAAGTTGTTCGAGGAGGCGAGAGCAGTCCTCTCTCAAACGATCTCTAACGAACTGGAGTCAGCATACGCCTTCTTCATCGTCAACAAATGTGGGTTCTCTGGTCTCATGAGCGGTGGTTTCTCCGAGCAGGCAAGTCGATCTAATTTTAGTGTCAATAACATAGAAAATCTTGCGCACTACACCAAGCACATACAAAACTGGAGCATACAGAACGCTGATGCAAATGATATGCTCAGCAATCATCCGAACACGCTGGTGTATCTTGATCCACCCTATGCCAGAGTTGGTAAAACGGGCAAGAGTTTTCTGTATGGTAAAGACGGTGACATGCATAAATCTTTTGATCACGATCGATTTTGTGCTTCGGTTCACGCACACTCTTCTCCGATGCTTATCTCTTATGATAACAACGAACTAATCAAATCAATGTATAGTGACTTTTATTCTGAGTCATTCATGCACACCTACACGCTGCACTCTGGTAAAAACTATCGTGCGGATGAATCCAAACGCAAAGAATTGGTATTATGGAACTATGAAGATCAGCGAACTAGCATTATCTGACCCAGAACTGTTACACAACGAGTGGAATGGTCGAAAAATTGAAGAACATAAAATTGGTCTGCTCAAATTCTCTGTGCATTCATATTCACACATTTATGATTACATTTTCTCTGAGGTCGAAACCACGCAGGTATCCATGATTGAGATCGGTATTTCTGGTGGTTGGTCTTTGCTCTGCTGGGACCGTTATCTTCAGAATCCAGAGAGTAAAATCATTGGCATTGATCCATTGCCTCAGATGCTCGCGAAGATCGAAAATCCAGAGGAGATTCGTGGTAGAGATTCACCAAGGGAGTTCAAAACGATTATGCGTAATCGTATGCTCGCTGACGTCTCAAAGAAATACAGTGATCGCGTCTTTCTTTGTTATGAGGATGCGTACACGGAGGAAACGGTTTCTGGTTTTCCTGACTCCTCCTTTAACATTATCATCGATGATGGAAGTCATCGTCCCAACGACAAACTGTTTGTTCTCAATCACTACTGGAGCAAAGTTCGTTCTGGTGGTTGGTTGATCATTGAAGATTACATGTCTCATCAAGATCTAGATATTCTCATGCCCACGGTTTTCAATCTACCGCAAGTGGTTGAGCGCATCATCTATGATGGCATCACAAAGGACAAAATATTTCATCCTCATAACGATACACAGGAGGGCATCATCGCACTCCGTAAATTATGAGCATTTACTCTGCTGAGCATTCATTGTGTTTCATACACATTCCCAAAACCGCTGGAAGTTCTATTGCGGCATGGTTAACCAATCACACGGATGCTTCACATTATATGAAAACATCATGGGGTGCGAAGCACTTTGATCAGGAACGCACCATGCTCGAGATGAAAAAAAGGAACATCGTGGTGAATCATTGGTTCACCTGTGTGCGTAATCCATGGGATCGTATGGTATCCACGTATTCCTATTATCGTCGACGAAATAAGATGCGAGATGCTTCTGGGAAAGTGCTCACCTTTGATCAGTTTATACACGATGAGCATCCTTCCGGATGGTGCTGTTCTAAAAAGCAGCAGCATGCGTACTTTGATTCGAGCATCACCACCGTGCTTCGCTTTGAAAACCTGCCCACAGACTTTGAAATGATTTCAGAACTCGTAAACAGAGAGGGTAAACTAGGGCACGTCAATAAGTCTGGGCATGAGGATTATCGTTCATACTATAACGAAACCACCAAGGCGATCGTTGCAAAACGTTGTGAACGCGATATATCTCTGTTTGAATACACCTTTTGAGCGTAAATCTAGAACCCTAAATAATGAAAAACAACGTAAAGCAAGCGATTATAGAGTCCATGACGGATACACTC